TTGACTGATGTGGCTACTTTCGGTACTGCCGAAGTTGGTGGTATATCCAAGTCTCTTGGTGGTATGGCCGATAGTGCTGGCAATGGTAATCTTATTAATGATTTGACTGGTGTTACGTCTGCTCGTGAAGCGAATGCTGCTAATGCAGCGAATGCTCAAGCGGCTAATGCTTTTTCTGCGCAGCAGGCTCAACAGCAGATGGATTTTCAAGAGCGTATGTCTAATACGTCGTATCAGCGTGCTGTGAAGGATATGGAAGCGGCTGGTATTAATCCGATGATGGCTATTAATAACGGTGGTGCTTCTACTCCTAGTGGTGCTGCTGGTACGGCTAATGTACCTAATGTGATGCCTGTTCCTACCGCCTTACAAGGCGGTTTATCGTCGGCTCGTGATTTTATTGCTTCTTATGCTGGTTTGTCGTCGGCGATGGCGTCTACTACGGCTGCTAAGGCAGCCGCTGTTTCTTCCTTGGCGAATGCCAAGAAAGCCGGTGTTGAGACGGATTTGTTACAGAAGAAAGGACCCGAAGCGGATGTTGAAAGTACGCTTTTCGGGTGGTTGAATAAGTTGATTAACGGTGTTAGCGGTTTTTCCGCTAAACACGTTGGGACTTGGGACGGTAAGTTGAATGTGCGGTCTCCTGGTGAGCCGCCGTTTCCGTCTAAGTCTTGGACTGATTGGAATGAACGTCCCTAAGGAGGTCTTTTATGTCTAAGTCTGTTTCTCGTGATCCTCATGCTATATATTTCGATGAACCTGGTGTGACTCAGCAGAGTTTTAAGGATGAATGTGATATTAATTTAATTATTGATCGTGCGCGTAATGGTGCGGCTATTTCGCATCTCAATGCGCGGGTCGCTCAATATGGTGATTTTTCGTCTATTCCTGATTATCGCTCTGCTTTGGATCAGGTGAATCGTGCTAATGGAATGTTTATGGAATTGGATGCTAAGGTCCGTGAGCGTTTTGCGAACGATCCTGCTAAGTTTTTGGATTTTGTACAAAATCCGGCTAATTCGGATGAATTAGTGCGTTTAGGGCTTGCTACCCGTAAACCGGTAGATACCCCCCTAGAATCGAATCCTAGTGGCCTTCCTGGCGATTCTGGTGAAGGCTCGTTGCCGGCTGAAGAGGCCCCTAAGCCGAAGGCTGGTAAGGGCCGATGAAGGTCGTTTGCACAAGTCTTTACTTGATCTACTTGTGCTAACTGACACCTTTTTGGTGTCTGTTGGGGTTTTTAAGGGGTGTCCCTTATGGTTTGTTTGAGTCCGCAATTGGTGATTGATGGTCCTGACGTAGCCTGTGGCTGTTGTCAGGGTTGTATTGTTGCTCGTATGCAGTCTGACCGTGATCGTCGTCTTTATTGGTTTAAAAAGCGAGGTGGTAAACGTGTCTAAGCGTGAAGGTATGTCTCGTAATCATTCTGAGAATGATTTTACTCGGAAGGCGATGAATGTGCATCCCCGGAATTTGTTGACTGGGTTTGCAGCCCCCATGCGGGGCGGTATTCGCCTGTAATTTGTGCCTTGCTATTCGCCGATTCAGGCGTGGCAAGGTCCTGCTAATGCTTCTGGTAAGAGGCCTTTGGTCTTTCAGAGACCAAAGGATTTTGTTATGTCTATAAGTTGTCCTTGTGGTCGTTGTATTGGTTGTCGTTTGGAGTACGCTCGCCAGTGGGCGATGCGGTGTCGTGATGAGTCAAAGATGCATTCGCAGAATTGCTTTATCACTTTGACGTATTCGGATGAGTTTTTGCCCCGTGATTCTTTTGTGTCGAAAGACACGTGGCAGTTGTTTATGAAGCGGTTACGTAAGGTGACTGGTGAGGGTATTCGGTTTTTTATGTGTGCCGAATATGGTCCTAAGACGTTTCGTCCGCATTATCATGCGTTGTTATTTGGTTATGATTTTCCCGATCGTAAGTTTTTGAAGGTGACTGGTTCTGGTGAAAAGATTTTCACGTCTGAGATTTTATCGAAGGTGTGGGGGTTTGGTTATGCTTCTGTTGGTGATTTGACGTTTGGTTCTGCAGCTTATGTGGCTCGTTATGCGGTGAAGAAGGTTGGTTCTGTGACGTCGGATGATCACTTCTTGGTTCCTACTACGGGGGAATTGCGTCCCCCTGAGTTTCGGTTAATGTCTCGTGGTTCTAAGAAACTAGGTACTGGTGGTATTGGTCGTTCTTTTTATGAGAAGTATAAGTCTGATATGTTTCCACACGATTTTCGTGTTGTTGATGGCGTGAAGTCTATTCCTCCTCGGTATTATGGTTCTATTTATGAGTTGACAGATCCTGTTTCTTTTGCTAATATTAAATTGCTTCGTAAGAAGCGTGGTCGTAAGTTTGTCGATGGTCATGATGATAATGACTTGATTCGTTTAGGTGTGAAAGAGGTTTGTAAGTTGGCTGATATTAAGGCGCTTAAGCGCGAAGGAGATTTCTCTTGACTATTAATGAGGCGTTTGTTAAATTTCTTATGAAGAAATATGGTTTGACGTTTGATGCGGCGTTGGCAGTGTATAAAGAGTATTTGGAGTTTCGTGATGGTGTTCGTTCCCGTGGGGGGAAAAAATGATTACTAAAGTTTTTAGTGTATATGATTCGAAGGCACTCATTTATGGGGTGCCTTTTTTTATGCCTACTGTAGGTGGTGCTGTTCGTGCTTTTTCGGATGTTTGTAATGATCCGCAGTCTACTATTAATCGTCACGGTGGTGACTTTTCTTTGTTTCAGCTCGGTGAGTTTGATGATTCTAAGGGAGCATTGATTGGTATATCTCCTTATATTTTGTTAGGTCATGGTTCTGATTTTATTGCTAATAAGGCTGTTGCTGATGTATCTCGTGCTGTTTCTCAACCTTTGGCTACTGTGGCCGAATTGAATGGAGATTCTCGTGAATAATGTTTCTCTGCCGTCTCATATGTCTCATCAGTTTTCTTTAGTTCCTGAAGCTGAGATTCAGCGGTCTCAATTTGATCGGTCGTTTGGTTATAAGACGACGTTTGATAGTGGTTATTTGGTCCCTGTGTTTGTCGATGAGGTGCTTCCAGGTGATACTTTTAATCTTAATGCGACGTTCTTTGCTCGTATGCAGCCGACTATTGTTCCTATTATGGATAATATGTTTCTTGATTCTTTTTACTTTTTTGTGCCCAATCGATTGATTTGGTCTCATTGGGAGAAGTTTAATGGTGCCCAGGATAATCCTGGTGACTCTACGTCGTATACGGTTCCTCAGATGACGGGTCCTACGGCCCCTGGTATTTTGTCTGGTTCGTTGTCTGATTATTTAGGTCTTCCTGTTGGTAAGGCGTCTGTTGTTTTTGATTCGTTATGGCATCGTGCCTATAATTTGATTTGGAATACGTGGTTCCGTGATCAGAATATGCAGAATTCTGTTACTGTTGATACGGGTGATGGTCCTGATACGTACTCTAACTATGTGTTGCTTCGTCGTGGTAAGCGTCATGATTATTTTACGTCTTGTTTGCCTTGGCCTCAAAAGGGCACGGCTGTTTCTATTCCGTTAGGTACGTCTGCTCCTGTGATTGGTGATGGTACGAAGTTGCGTATGGCTACTACGGCTGATTTGACGGCTGATTTGGATGTGTTAGGTCAAGCGTCTACTAATTTTATGTATCTTGGTGGTGCTGGTTTTGGTGGTACTCGTAACGTGGCGTTGTCTCAGACACATGCTTCTGGTATGATTGCTGATCTTTCTACTGCTACTGCTGCTACTATTAATTCTTTGCGTCAAGCTTTTCAATTGCAAAAGCTGTACGAACGTGATGCTCGTGGAGGTACTCGTTATACTGAAATTCTTCGTAGTCATTTTGGTGTTGTTTCTCCTGATGCTCGTCTTCAGAGACCTGAGTATCTTGGTGGTGGTTCTACTCCTGTGGTTGTTAATCCGGTTGCCCAGACTTCTGGCACTTCTGCTTCTGGTACTACTACTCCTTTAGGTAATTTAGGTGCTTTTGTTACTATTCATGGTTCGAATCATGGTTTTTCGAAGTCGTTTGTGGAGCATGGTGTGCTCCTTGGTATGATTTCGGTTCGTGCTGATTTGACGTATCAGCAGGGCTTGCCTCGTATGTTTTCGCGTCGTACGCGGTTTGATTTTTATTGGCCTGCGTTGGCTCATATTGGTGAGCAGTCTGTTCTTAACCAAGAGATTTATTGTAATATGGATTCTAATGATGCTCTTGTCTTTGGTTATCAGGAGCGTTTTGCTGAGTATCGCTATAAACCTTCTGTGATTACTGGTTTGTTTCGTTCGAATGTTTCGACTGGTTCTACGTCTATTGATACATGGCATTTGGCTCAGAATTTTGGTTCGTTGCCTGTGTTAGGTGATACGTTTATTAAAGAGACTCCTCCGGTGTCTCGTGTTGTAGCTGTAACGTCTCAGCCTCAGTTTCTTTTGGATTCTTATACTCGTCTTGTATGTGCTCGTCCGATGCCTGTTTATGGTGTTCCTGGTCTTATTGATCATTTCTAGGAGATTTATGGGTTTATTTGGTGGTATTGTCCGTGGTTTGACTGATGTGGCTACTTTCGGTACTGCCGAAGTTGGTGGTATATCCAAGTCTCTTGGTGGTATGGCCGATAGTGCTGGCAATGGTAATCTTATTAATGATTTGACTGGTGTTACGTCTGCT